GCCCATCCGTACTGCTGCCGCAGCGGCGCCCACCGGCCCGACGTGTGCCCGAACTCGGTCTCCATGAGGCCCACCGCGGTGGTGTCCGAGTAGCCAAAGCCGACGTAGTCGAAGCCCACGTCGCCCATGGTCGTGATGGCCGTGGCGAGGCTCGGAGCGGTCGCGCCGGCCGTGGTCGTCGCGTAGGCCAGCGTGATGCCGGCCGGCAGCTTCTCGCCGCTCTGGTAGCTGTGGCGGATGTCCACCTCGGTGTGCGACGGCCCGTCCTGCGCCGCCGTGATGGTCACGATCGCGCCCGACACCGAAGCCGTAAAGGGCAGCGTCGTGACCAAGTCCCACGCGGCTTCCACCGAGGCTGCCACCGTCGCGGCCGCGGCCCCGGACGCCACCGACGCCGTGATGCGCTGGCCGCCGATGTACAGCGCCACCGTCCCGGCCTCCGTCGCCGTGCCCGAGAACGTGAGCGTGCGGACCTCGGGCACGCCCGAGCCGTCGTCGTCGACGCCGATCGCGTAGAGCGTTCCGTTGGGGTCGATCTGCCGGTAGGCCGCGATCATGCTCGCGAGCATCGACCGCGCGCCGAACTGCGCCCGCGCCGCGCTCGCCGACGTCACCGCCGTCAGCACGCCCGCCGCGACCGTGCCCGCCGACGTGCGGCCGCCGATGAGCAGCGGCGGATTCGCGCCTAGGACCGACGAGGACGACCGCTGCGTCGTGACGCGCGTGATGACACCGGGGACCAAGTGACCGGAGTTGAACGTCATTTCGTCCCCTTCTTCTTCGCGGCCTTCGCCTTGGGCGCCGGCTCGGGTTCGGTCTCGGTGGTCTCGCTGGCCGGCTCGTCGATGGCCTCGACCACCGGCGCGGGCTCGGGCTCATCCGCGGGCGGCTCGCACGGGACCAGCACGCCCTCGCGGACGTGGCGCAGGTACCACTGTGACTCCGGCACTTCCTCGCCAGCCGCGCGGACGTAGTCCTTGCGACCCTCGGCCGGGTCGTGCGGGACGCGGTACACCTGACCCCAGCGGTCGGTGTTGGGCTTCACGAGCATCACGCCACCTCGTCGAGATCGTCAGCGATGCCGGTCGCGCCGGTCGCCGCGGTCGTGTATATCGTCGTCAGGTCGTCGCCGTCGGTGACGGCCGAGATCTGGAAGCTCTCGTCCTCGACCGCGGTACACGCGATCTCGAGTCGCCCGCGCCGCGTGTTCGCCGCGCTGTCGTACTCCACCGTGACCCGGACCTCGCCCGGCCAGCGGTAGCTCGTCCGAAGCGTCGTGTCCGACGAGATGACCGCCATGACCGCCGCGCGCAGCGCGTCAAGCGCGTCGTCGAGCGCGGCATCGTTGGCCGCCTCGGCCCAGCAGTAGACCGACAGGTCCCACGTCGTCGTGTACACCGCCCGGTTGACCGCACGGCTCGTCGACCGCCCACCGCCCGCGTACACGTCCACCCGCGGGTACACCTCGCCGTTGCCGTGCGGCTTCGTCCGCGCCCGCTCGACGCGCCCGCTCGCGACACCCGCCGCGACCAGCCGCGCCGTCACCGCCGTCGCCAGACCGGCCCGGCTCACGCGACCACCCCGTGGAGGTTCGCCACGCCGTGGCCGTCAAGCCGCACGTCGACCACCTCGAACGTGTCACCGCTCGCGATGGTCCATGTGTCGCCGTCGACCGGCGCGGCCGTCAGCCGGCTCAGTTCGATCGTCAGCATCGGTCGCGTCGCCGTCCACCCGCCCGCCTCGGTGCCGTCCAAGACGACCTCGACGGCGGCGTGGTGGATGGCCCGGACGTCAGACGACCCGCCCCCAGCGTAGGCATACGTCACCGGCTCGCCGTAAACCGAAGTCACGGCGCGCTGTGCGACGGCTGCTAGCTGGGTGCGGATGGTCATGCACGTCCTCAGTCGCCCGCTGCTAGCGGACGATCTCCCAGGTCAGGCCCTTGATGGTGCTCTTGTTGTCCGCGTGACCGGCCGACCACGTCCCCACGAGGTCCACGGTCAGCGCCGCGGTGGTGTCGAGCGCCTGATCGAAGACCACGGTAGTGTCCGGGCTGTCGTCCTGGACGTGCGCGATGCAGCGCGAGTGGAACTCACCGCTGGCGCCGGCCGTCTGGACGAAGACTTCCGCCTCGAGGTAGATGCCATCGGCGTCGTCGACGTCGTGCGCCGCCTGCGTGCCGATCGTCACGCCGCCGAGACGCAGGCTGTTCGCCAGCGTGTTGGTGGAGTTGTTGTCGTCGACCTTGATCAACGCGCGGATGATGAGCAGGTCGCCCGAGCGCAGGCTGCCGGCCGGGATGCTCAGCGTGTCCGCGTAGGCGGTCGCGCTCGAGTCCTGGCTGTTGAGCTGCGTCCCCGCCGCGGTCATGCGCCCGAACAGGCGCTTCGCCGCGCCGGTCAGTCGCACGCTCACCGAGGTCGCGCTCGCACCGGCCGCCGCGGTCGCCACGCCGATGAGCGGGTAGGCGCTGCTCGTCGTCGCCAGCGCGCCGGTCCAGTAGACCGGGTCGCCCACCGCGAACGCGGGTCCGGCGCTGCCGGACTTCACGACGCTGTGGACGCCCTCGACCCGCCACCCGAAGTCAACGCCGACCGCGGCCGTCGCGACCGGCACGCCCGCGAGGTCGCCGATGACCACCGGCAGCCCGGAGGTCACGCCGCCCGTGGGAGCCGCGACCGTGAGGATCTCGCCCTCTTGGATGAACTTGGTGCTCATGTTCCGTACTCCTTACGCGCCCGCGTTGCGGACGAAGCTGCGGGACTCGACGGCCTTGGCCCCGAAGAAGAGGCGCAACTTGACGGCCATGGCGTCGGTGTCGAACGACTGGTCCTGCTCGAGCACCGGCCCGGCCTCGCCCTGCAGGTAGCCGTAGACGATGGTCTCGGCCTGCGAGGGGTCGGCGACGCCGTAGTAGATGACCGCGGACGCCGCGTCGAGGCGGGGCTCGGCGATGACGTTGAACGCGAAACCGTTGGGGATCGCGTTGGTCGCGGTCGTCGGCACGAAGCCCTGGACGAGACCCAGCGCCTGCATGGTCGCGAGGTTCAGCGCGGTCGGCACGAGGATGTGGCGCATACGGATCGAGAGCTGCGCGCCGTCGAGGCCGGTCTGCACGCGCATGAGCCGCTGCATCGCCTCGATCTGCGCGACCGACGGCGCCGCGCCCGACGTGATGACGTTGCTGTGGCTCGCGTGGAAGAGCGGGTTACCGTCGGCCATCGCCGGGTTGCCCGTGAGGATGCCCCACACGATGTCCATCTCCTTCCGGGCCGCCGCGCCGCCGAAGCGGAACACGTCGCGCGAGAAGGCGCCGAGGTCGTCGTTGATCAACGCCTCCATGGTGAGGCGGATCTGGCGGCCGTACTTCGCGAGGTTCCACGTCTCCGCGCCCTCGCTCACGGTGCCGTGGGTGTACTCGCCACCCTCGGCGATCGCGGCCAGCGACGGCGAGTCGCCGGTCTTGACGATGCTGGCCGTCTTGAGGTCGGGCAGATCCTGGCGCATGCAGAACGCCGGGTAGTTGACCTGCTCGGCCTCGTAGCCCGCGGTCAGCCGCTTGCGGGCCGAGTTGGCCGTGATGAGCGGGAAGTCGCTGGTCGAGTGCATGAGCGCCGTGCGCGCGATCTGCGTGCGGCTCATCGACTCGGTGTCCACGCCCGCGCGGCGCAGGCACTGCTCGGCCGCCCACATCGGCCCGCGGCCGACGATGCGACCGGCGAGCTCGTCGCCAGCGAGGTCGACCTTGTGGCCCATGCGCTGCAGCAGGCCCTTCTCGACCGAGGCCGCGAAGTGCTCGCCGTCCGTGCGACCCATCGAGATGTGCGGCGAGGTCCGCGGCCCCTTCTCGTCGGCCTGCGCGCGGAGCTCGATGATCGCCTCACGCGCCTTGTCCACCGACACCGACGGGTCGGCGAGCAGCTTGGCCAGCTCCGGCGAGTCGCCGGTCAGCTTGAGCCGCGCGGCGGCCGAGCGGATCTCCGTCTGACGGGTCGCCTCCAGACGGGCGCCCTCGGCGCGGGCCTCGGCGCGCAGCGCCTCGTGGTCGATCTCGACGGCCGGGGCCGCGGGAGTCTCGGTAGCCATCGCTTCAACCTCCATGCGTTCGGCCCCGTGGGCCGAAAGAACCTGTGCGCCAGCGTCGGCAGGCACCGACACCAGCGAGAACTCGAGCAGCGACCACGCGGTCGCCGTGTGCCACTCCATGCCGTCGACGAGGTCAACGGTCGTGGACTGAATCTGCGCGCCCACGGAGCCGTTGCGGATGATCCCGTCCTTCACGTCCTGACGGATGCCGGCCACGTCGGGCCGCGACGAGAGCCGCACCCGAGCGACGACGCCGACGCCCTCGACCACGCGCGCCGAGCCCGGCACGATCACGCCGATCTGGTCTCGGAGTTGCCACGAGTTGTGGCTGTCCAAGACCGGCCCGCCTGCGTTCGCGCGGCCGAGGTCGACCTGACCGTCACCGACTCCGAGGCGCAGCTTGTAGGCGCCGCGGGCGTAGCTCCAACGGTCGACCCACGCGCCCGTGTTCAGCACGGCCTCGAAGCTGCCGTCTTCCTCGGACCACGTCTCGGGCGCGAACCGCACAGACGTCGCCGCCAGCGAGCCAGCAAGCTGGTCCGACGGCCGGGCCTCAAGGGCCTCTGCGAACGACTGCGGTTTCGGTGCGCTCATCGTGCCTCCGCGCAAAGAAAACGCGACGTGTCAACGACAAAGCAACAGGCGCGATCGTCAGGTCGCATTTTCGTCCGCGGGCGCGTCGACAGCGTCAGGCGCCGAGATGTCGAGGCCGGGATACGCCAGCCCGCGCGCGGCACACCACGCTTGATGCTCCTCGATCTCCTGACGGATGGTCTCGGGGTCATCGCCCGACCGACGGATCTCGCGCTGCGGCGAGGTAGTCATGTTGGCCAGCGCAGCCGCGATCCCGTTCTCCTCTTTCTGCCGGTCGACTTCTTCCCAGCGCGGCGGCTGCCACTCGACCGGGTAGTCGAGGCCCTCGTCGAGTTCGCCAGCGCCGACGGCGTCGTTGATGAACCGCTGCCACGTCGGGTCGCACAGCATCGGGATGAACGCCTGTGCGCGGATCTGGCGCAGGCGCCGAAGGAACTTGAGCCGGCCGAACCGGATCGAGCTGTAGTTGGTCCCGCTCAGATCGCCGGTCAACTCCTCGTAGGGCAGGCCGATGCCGGCCGCGACCGCGTGAAGTGTCGAGACGAGGAACTGACCGTAATCGCTGACCTGTGGCGGCTGGATCGGCGTGATGCTCTCGGAGCCCGTGACCGTCGCGATGAGCCCCGACGTAAGCACGTCCACCGGCGCACCGGACGAGTCCGTGATGCGCGCCCCCAGCGATGCCGGCGTGCCGTCCGCGCTCATCGGCGCATCCGACTGAATCAACACCGCCAGCGTCGACGCGACCTGACGCCGGATGATCTCAATGTCCTCGTACTGGTCGACGTGGAAAAGACGCTTGACGACCGAGGTCATGGGCGAGATGCCGCGGACCTGCCCCGGTCGGCCGCACGTCGGATCGTAGAGGTGCTCGATCTGCGTGGCAGGTACGAACGACGACGCCAGCGCCGCCACGCCGCGGGCGGTCTCGCCGGGATGCGACGGGAAGAGCCAGTAGCCCCGGCGACGGTCGACGATGTCGAACTCGACGCCCTGGCAGAGATACCCGTTACTCGTCGGCCCGTGCTTGAGGTCGTCGATGAAGTCGCTCTCGAGGATCTGCAACTGGAGCGGAACCCACAGCGCGCCCTCGACCCGCGCGTCCCGGAACCGCAGGAGGCACTCGCCCGACTCGAACATCGCGCGCGCCGCGACGACCTGCAGCCCGTAGAACCCGAGCCGCGACGAGCGGTAGCACTCGCGCTGCCAGCGGTCCCACAACCATTCCGTGTACACCGACGCCGCGACCTGCTGACCCCGGCGCCACTTCGGCCCGTCTCGCCGCGCGCGGATCGTCGTCGTCCGAGGTAGCTGCACCTGAGGCCGGATGCCGTCGCCGACGAGCGCCGACGTGAGCGCGTCGACGGCGCTGGCCGCGTAGGGGTTATTCCTCACCAGGTCGCGCATCCGGGCGCGCGTCAACTGCGTCGCGTCCGCTATCTCCGCGTTCGGCCCCGAGTTGCCCGCGCCCCACCGCGACAGCCGAGCCGAACGTCTCGCTGCGTCGTAGGCGAGCCTCTCGATCGCCTGACGCGCCGCCGCGAGCTCGGCCTCGGCCTTGCGCGCCCGCCGGGTCGGCAGCTTGTCGAGCCAGCCCATCACGGCCCCCGGTCGATGATCGCCGGGATGGTCAGCACCCGAGCCGTGGCCGAGACCTCGGCCTCCATCACCCGGAGCAACTGCAGCATGTCGGCCTGAGACCGGAACTGCGTGTCCATGTCGCCGACCTTGACCCGGAGCGTGCCCGTAGCGATCGCATCCCGGAGCGCGTCAACCTGCGTCTGAGTCCACGCCACACGGCCTCGCTACCAGTCGCCGCCCCCCATGACCCGTCGGGACTTGGAGAGCCAATCACCCGCGCCGCCCCGGCGTTGCGCCGATGCTGCCGCAGCCGATGACGGCACAACGGGCGCCGGCAAAGCAACAGGCGCGACGAGTTGGCCGCCCGCTCGCTCCCACGCACGCAGCGACGCAAGAGCCAACACCGCGCAGTCGAGCGCCTCGTTGCGCCTGCCCGCAGACCGCACGCGCCACGAGATGACCGGGCGGCCCTTGGCGAAGTGCGTGACCAGCGCCTCGCTCGCGAGCTGCTCGACGTACTCACGCCCGACCGTGGCCGGGAGGTGGATGTAGCCCGCGCCCGGAGTCTCGCGCTTGAGCCGCGCGTAGATCACCTGCTTCGCTTGGTCGATGCCCACGACGTAGCTGGCGTACTTGCGATCCTTCTTCTTCGGCTTGATCGGGCGGCTCGGCCAGATCGGACGGTCGCCTGCGCGGCCGATGGTCCCGAAGATGTTGGACTGGAACCGCGGCCGGCAGTAGTCGATCGCCTCGTCCGTGTAGTGGCCGGCCACGTCCACCGACGACGCAGCGATCCGCAGCACCCGCCCGTCCTCTGTCGGCCACTCCGACAGCAACACCCCGTCGAGCTTCGCCCACGGCTCGCGCTCGGCCGGGCACCCCCAGATGACCCAATGCCCGATCAGCCACGATTCCT